ATGAGCAAACTGCAAGAACTTAATGCTGGTATCTCTGATGACCCAATAGCTCGTATCATAGCCTATGCTTATGGCTCAAAAGTCAAACGTGCAGCTGGCGGCACAATGACACAAGAACAGCTAGTAGCTGCTCAGATTAAAAGAGAGCGTGCATTAAAATCACAACGTCCTACCTCAACTGTTAAAGATTTAGAAGGCTTTGGACTAGGTTCTGAAGGAACGAATTTATTTGATTTACTGCCTGGAGCTTCTGTAGGTAAAGCCTTTTCAGCACTTACTGGATTTGAGTTTCCTTCATTTGTGGTGGGTCAAACAGCTCCTCCTATAACAACTATAGATACACCAATGAAAGACGAACAACTTGAAAACATAATGAAGAATATTGAATCTAAGATTGGTGTTTCTCCTACTCGTACAAAAGGATTTGTACCTGGAGCTGTGGACCCAGTAACAGGTGTGATATTTAATGCCGCCGGTCAAGCTGTTACTATCGATCCATTTGGTCGTGTAGGAGCAGCTTTTGGATCTACTGGCACTCCGTCTTATACAGGGTTTGGAGCTTTCTTTAATGCAGTAATGACTCCTGGCAATATGGCTCCTCTCCAAGGCTCAATTCCTGGACGTCCAAGTGACAGCTTTAGAGCAGGCGGCTTAGGAGCAGGAGGTTCGCAGTATGGAGGCCCTAAGGGTGGCGGTGGGGGTAGTTATGGTGGTTATGCCGGTGCATCTGCAGGTTCAGATTCATTTGGTAACGCTCCTCGTGCATCAGGCGGTATGATTACTCGCATGGCATCTGGCGGTATGATGCGTGATAGAGTGCCCGCTTTGTTAGAGCCTGGAGAGTTTGTGATTCGTCGTCCTGCAGCTAAAGCAATTGGCGGTGCAGCTCTTGGAGCAATGAATGCAACAGGCAAAGCTACTCCAAACATTGCAGTTAATGTAAATAACCAAGGAACACCAAAGGACGTGGCAGTAGCTCCACCTAAAATGAATGGTGATAAGATTATTCTTGATATCATCACTCGTGATTTACGCAATAACGGTGCAATTAAAAAGACATTGAGAAGAGGTAAATAATGGCTACATATCCAGATAATGCAACAGCTCCCATCACAGCTTTTCCAGTAACAACCACTGTAGCTTTTACTAATACTGGAGCAGAAACTGTTTTCAATCTTTCTGGCACAGCAGAGCACTCAGGAGAGGTGTTAGCTTTTGTTGATGGCGTGACACAAGAGACAACTGGTTATTCTGTATCTAACGGAGGAGCAACTGTAACTTTTGTAACAGCTCCAAATGCATCAAACTTGACTCTTCAAACAGTTTCAATCCCTTCAAAACTACGTACCATTCGTTCTACTTTTTCTTCTCGCGCACAAGAATATTCTAATACAGCAGCTGATGTTGTAGATGGAAATACCTATCTTATCAATGGAAACACCATCACTTTTGCAATGCCTGCAGGTACTAATGTTGCTTCTTTATCAGACTTTCAAGTGTTTGTTTCAGGTGTTTATCAGCAAGATACTGCATATGTATGGCCATCTACAGTTCTAGGTAATAGAGGAATTGATATCGCAGATAATGGCGCTACAAAGCTATTATTAAACTTCACATCTAACTTGACCGATGAAAGTGAATCTGCTCACACAGTCCTTAAAACAGGTGGAGCAGCTACTTATGCTACATATGGAACAGATACTTTTATCACCTTTGATGGGTCTGATGATATATTAGATATCGCTTCATCTTCTGATTTTAATCTTCAAGACAGTTCTTTTACCTTTGATACTTGGGTTCGTCCTGACGTAGGAACTCAAATGACCTCAAATCAAACCTTATTTGCTAGATTTGATGATTCAGATAACTACTATGTATTACGAATTGTTGGATCTAACTCTAATATTGGTTACGTAGTAAGCACTACTGATAGTGGTGTAACAGAGGTATATGGTGGTAATGCTAATGGAGGCTCAAACTATCATGTAGCTGTATCTTATGATTCTCATGTTTCAAATCTACGCTTGTATGTTAATAATGTTAACGTAGGACACACCAATTATCAAGCTGAAACGGCTACTGACGGTAATGTAACTATCGGTTCAGCAACAGTAGGAGGTTCAGAACTTTTAACTGGTAATGTGTCCTTTGCTCGTTTAGCTCATGCAACTCGCTATCGTTCTGAGTCAATTCAACCAATTGGTAATACATCAGCACTTACTCTTCAGTCTGGGGCTCCGCTTGGCTCTATCGATCAAACTGATACTCTTTCTATCAGAGTTTTTGATTCTCCAACATCAACTCTTGATCGTTTTACGTCAATGGTAGATCGTAAACCAGATAACGGTATTGAATCACAGCGTCAGTTTGATGTTACAACATTTACTTCTCAAGCTGGATATGAAAAGCGCCGTTTAAAGTCTCGTCGCTCTAAACGTAACTATCAACTATCCTATACAGCAATCACTGGTGTAGAAAAAACTGCGATTGAAAACTTTTACAATGCTAGAAGTGGAGAATTTGAATCATTCACTTTTGACTTGTCACACATAAATGAAACTGGTACAATTACTACAAGATTTTCAGGTCCCCTTTCTGTTGAACAAACCTATTCTACAGGTTCTCGTCTTATAGATAACTATTATACTGTATCCTTTACACTTCAAGAGGTTTTTGACTAATGAGCGCACGTGCGTATGATGTTGTATTAACTGTTGATGATGCATCAGGGTTTCAAACTACTAACGTCATTATCGGTGTTACCACTGAAACAACTGGTACGATTGCTAATGTTGACACAGCTTCAAATCAGCTTAAGGTAAAACTTAATAATCTTCAACAAGAGTTTTCCTCTTCAGAAACAGTTCAGTCTAATACAATTACTACCACAACTGCTTCTGGTGGTGATGGTCTTCTCACTACTGCAAACACATTCTTAAGTAACGTATTCTCAGGCAACGTAACTACAGCTACTGCAACAGTTTCCGCTATTGTTCCAAGTGCTTTTAAAGCTGAAAAGAATGCTTTTTCTCAAAACCCAGTTGTGCGTTTATACTCTATCTACTATCCAGGTGAGTGGTATCCTCCTAATGCTGCTGGTAATCCAACTGGTGAAGGAGAAGGACGAGCCTGGCCTAATGATTTTCCAATTCGTTTTGCAGAGATTGTAGGTGATCTAACTTCTGATATATCATATAATGTAGCCTATGGCGGAACAACCTACATACCTTTTCCCGTTAACTCTTCTACAATTTCTCAAGGCTCTGAGGGAACTATTGAAGAAATTACAATAGATGTCTTTAATGTAGATAATATAATTACCCGACTGGTAGAAGACCCTTTTATTGCAGGTAATAACTCAACTAACTCAGTTGTAGCAATTGTAAATGGAGAGTCAGTACACGGGATAGATCCTCGCACAGTTGATGCTGATCCAGCAGATGTAGGCTCTGTAGGAGACGAAGCTTTTGACACACTTACTAGAGCACGAGCTAATGGGTTAACTTTTTCACAATCTGTTGTTGATTCAACTTATGGTTCAGCTAATGCTTCTTTTAGTAGAACTGAAACTATTTCAGTAGGAGGCACTTGGACAGAACAGAAATTAGATTCTCGCGATTTACTAGGAGCAGTTGTTGAAATCAAAACTACTTTTGCAAATTTTTTAGACTATTGGCCTGAGTATAGTAAGGTTCAGTCTGTTAATTCTAATGTAATTGAGATTTACAACGCTTTACCTTATCGTGTTGGAGACAATGTTAAATCTTCAACGGGAGATACAGAAGCTACAATTCAAGCAATTGAAAGAAATTCTTTTTTATTCCTCTCTAATGAGCTAGATGCTAATACGTCATTTGGTTCTGCAATTTATATTATAAACGATGAAGCTGATTCCGAATCGTACATTGAAGATAAATTTAAGATTGATCAACTTGAAAAATTGAATGATTCTGTTGCAACTTTTAACTTAATTTCTTGGCTTCAATATTTTAAACTCATTACTCCTAAACGTAAATACTACAAAAACACTTGTCAATGGACCTATAAAGGAGCTGAATGTCAATACCCTGGTCCAGGAGGGGGAACTATTCCTGGTACCTCTCTATCAGCTAATACAAATCCTATTGCTGCAAATAATCAAATAGCCGCTGACGCTGGTGGCGATGTTTGTGGTAAATCAATTCTATCTTGTACCCTCCGTAACAATCAAATTCATTTTGGAGGTTTTCCTGCCACAGGAAGAACTATTCCACGTGTCTAAAGATACTAAATGTATACTTCCTTGGATTCATCAATATGGTGACTTATCAGGTCACTATGGTGTTTGCTGCTTTTCAATCTATCAAAGCGAAAAAAATTCATTTGGTAAAGATCTATCACCAAATGAAGCTTTTAATCATCCTTTCATGAAATCTACTAGACTTGCAATGCTCAAAGGTGAACATGTTTCAGCTTGTAAAATTTGTTATGATTGGGAAAAAAACGGTATTGAAAGCCATCGTCAGAAAATGAATCAAAGATTTTCTGAATATTCATTTTTGTATAATAAAACTAAGAAAGACGGGCATATTAGCTCTCCTCCTATTTATATTGATTTTAGATTTGGAAATTTATGTAATTTTAAATGTAGAATGTGTGGATCGTTTGCATCTTCATCTTGGTCAAAAGAAGCAAAGTTTCACGGAATAATGAAAGAATCTGATCCAAATCATTATGATTATTGGACATATAATGAAAATTTTTGGAAAGATATATCACAAATCAAAAAATATATTAGAGTTATATATTTTGCTGGTGGAGAGCCTTTTGTACAAGAAGGCCATTATAAGATGCTAGAGTTTTTAATAAATAATGATTGCAGCAAGAATATAGAACTAACTTATAATACAAATTTGTCTTATGATGGAAATTTTAAAGGATATGAAATAGAAGATCTATGGAAAGATTTTAAAAGAGTAGACCTATGGCC